ATGAACTGAAGAAGTCATACGACGCGTTGCAGTTAGATACACAAGGCCTTGACCGAATTTGCCTTTCTTGTAATAACAGGGGCGTTAAATACCGTACTGTATGAAAGTTATAACCGATTTGCGAAATAAGGTTGCACAAGCCGAAAACAACATAAATAGCGGTAAATGGGTGCAGCAAATAATATACGACAATGAGGCGTATATCGTTGACCTCAATGCTGAAGAACAGTTGTATGAACAGGGTGTAAATAACCTTGGTGTAAGTATTTCGGATTATGCGCCTTATTCGCCGGTTACAATTGAGATAAAAAAGGCAAAGGGCCAACCAACCAATCGTGTAACCCTGCGAGATGAGGGCGATTTTGAATCCTCTTTTTTCCTCGATGTAGGGCAAAATCAATTCGAAATAAAAGCGTCAGACTGGAAGACTGAAGAATTGATAAAAAAATACGGTAGGCAGATTTTAGGATTGACAAATGAAAACATAGAGAAATTGATTTGGGATTTCATCTATCCCGATTTGTTATCAAAACTCAAAAATGAATTATATGGTTAGAAATGTAAAAGCGCCAACGGTTGAAAATCCCGAGTTGCTCGACAAGATTATAGCAAATATTCAAAATGGTTTGGTCGACAATATTGGGTGGCTTGACAAGGCATTCGGAAGAGCTGAAAGGCTCGTGAAATATGATGTAAACGGCAAAAAAATCTACACACCTAATGTGTACGCCGGAGAGAATGATTACACATGTGTGACGCCAGATTCAGGCATAGGAAATTTTTCTTTTTTCTGGATAGATGACCCCCAGAATGTAGAATGGGAACCCGGCGTCTCAATAGGTATTAAAGCACCCTTTTCTCTTATTGTATGGTTTGATTTTCGAACGATAACCAATAGCTCAAATATTAGAGACAAAGAAAGTGTAAAAAGGCAGATTTTAGATGTTCTTAATGGGGGATTCTGGCTAAAATCTGGAAGCATAACAGTGAACAAAGTATATGAACTTGCGGAAAACATATACAAGGGTTTTAGTCTCGACGAGATAGATAATCAATTTCTTATGCACCCTTACGGTGGATTTAGATTTGAAGGAGAGTTACAAATTTCAGAGAATTGCGTATGATTACATTTGTTTTTCAAATAGTTTTAGTATCGCTTTTGGCTTCGTTCTTGTTGTCTTTGGCGATAAAGTGGGGCATCGTTGAATATGTACAGGTTCATGGTAATGCCTTTTTTTCAAAAATGTTTAGTTGCTATTTCTGCCTTTCGTTTTGGTCTGGTGTAATTGTTTCGATTGTTTTCGCAATTTTCACGGGCGATTTGTTATTTTTGTTTTGTCCTATATTTTCAACCAACGTAACAAAGAAAATGATATGAAGACCTTAAGACTCGGCAAAAATGATGTTGAAATCTACGATTCTATCGAAGACCTCCCGATAATGAGATTTCACAAATACAACAAAATGTTGCTCGTCGATTCTGGTATAGGTTCAGACCTTGCAGATTTCGACCGGCACATAGAAAAAGCTATGCAGTTTGTAAAAAATCAATCTACAAGCATGGCAATAACCGAACTTGAAAATATGCGTCAAAACGTGTATTTCATTCAATCGAATCTCTCACCACGATGCTTGGCGTTCGCTGTACTGGTGACCAAAATAAACGGCGAAGAGTGTAATGATATTTCAGACGAAGCACTACACAAAATTGTCCAGCGACTCGGGAATGTGCCGATAAAAGAATTGACCGCTCAATTAGATGCGGTCAAAAAAAAAATAGATGAAGAGTTGAGATTGTATTTTCCCCAGGTATTCGAAGATGCTGCAATAAAGGAGTATTTCGAACAACTTAGAAGAAGAACAATTGTAATTCTTCAAACGGTCATATCTGGGGAAACAACCGAAGCGCAAAGAAAAGAAATCGATAACATAACTGGCGAACTTATAACGTACTTTGCACCGCATAATTTCGTAGGAAGCGATAGCGCAGAGATTAAACACGACAAGCAATTTGAAAAAATGTGCTTGCTATTATCACAAAATCTTCACGTTGACCCCAAAAAATTCACCGTTATCGAGTATTACAATGCGTTTGAGTACATGCAAGAAGAGGCAAAAAGAGTAAAAGGCCAAAATAAGGCGAAATAAGCGACGATAATGTGATTATTGATAAATTACACTATCGGAAAAAGAAAATGCAATAGAAGCGAAATTCATAAAAAATAACGAGACAATGGCAGAGAACAATAATCCGATTAAATATTCGGACTTGATAAAGCCCGATAATTCTATTACCGAGCTAATTAAACAACTCGACCAGTTATCCGATGCGTACACCAACGCATTGCAAAACATTAAAAACGAAGCAATACAGTTGTCTGCAACTTTGCAAAAAGTTTCCGGCGCCACGGACACCGGACGAAAAGCAACACAAAAAGCAGCAGACGACGCCGACCGGCTTGCGCGCGCTCAAAGAGAATTGGCGTTTGCGGAAAGCGAAACCGCAAAGCAAATAGCAGAGTTGAAACAAGCCCAGCAAGAAGCAAACCAGATTAACAAATTGACCGTAAAACTCAATCAATCCGCAGAGGGTAGTTACAACAGACTTTCCGCACAATATTCTTTGAATAAAATTTACATTAACAATATGACCAAGGCGGAAAGAGAAAACACAGAAGAAGGTCGAAAGCTCGTGGCCCAGACGCGCGAAATTTATGAAGAGATGAAGCGATTGCAAAAAGAGACGGGCAAAAATCAACTCAATGTTGGTAATTATACAGAGGCCTCCGATGCGTTGATTGAGTATGGGGATAGATTGAAAGAGACTTTAGGGCTCAATTCTAAATTCGGCGAAAGTCTTTTGGCCCTTGGACGTGGAGGCGAAGATAGTAAAGCGGTATTTACATCGATGGCCGACGGCGCAAAAGCCCTCGGAAAAACATTGCTTACGTTGCTGTCCAACCCCGTATTTTTAGCGATAGCAGGAATAGCCGCTGCCGGCGCCGCGTTCAAATGGTGGTATGACTATAACGCCGGATTGGTAGAGGCAACGAGATTGACGCAACAATTTACCAATAAACAGGGTGACGATTTACAGGCATTCAGAAACGAGGTGCAGGCAACGGCCGACATGTTCAATTCTGATTTCAAAGAAACCCTAATAGCCACCAATGCAGTAGCACAGCAGTTTGGTATTTCTGCAAACGAAGCTCTTAAATTAGTGCAAGATGGATTCATCGCCGGAGGTGACGCAAACGGTGAATTTTTAGATACGTTGAAAGAATATCCGGCGTATTTCAAGGAAGCGGGGATTTCAGCCGACCAGTTTGTCGCAATAGTAGCACAAACGAATAAGATGGGCATTTTTTCCGACAAGGGCGTCGATGCAATCAAGGAGGCAAATTTGCGCCTTCGCGAAATGACAACGGCAACCGCCTCAGCATTAGAAGGTATCGGGATTTCTTCAGAACAGGTTCAAGCCGATTTACAAAGTGGAGCCAAAACAACATTCGATGTAATACAAGATGTTTCGGAAAGACTTTCGGAGTTGCCAGATAGTGCGGCGGTAGTTGGAACCGCGATTGCTGATATTTTCGGCGGGCCCGGAGAAGATGCTGGGTTGCAGTATCTTCGAACTCTCAAAGATATATCTACAGATTTGGACACAGTAAAAGAAAAAGCCGGTGTTCTTGGTGAGTTGCAAGAAGAACAGTTGAAGAGTCAAATTGAGTTGCAAAACGCGTTATCTGGACTTTTCGATTTGACAGGTGGGAATTTTGAGACATTGACCACAAAGGCAAAAATATTCTTCAACCAAGGGCTGACCGCCCTAATTAAGGGCGTTATAAGCCTCGCTAATTATTTTATCGAAATATACAACGAAAGTTTGCTTTTGCGCGCCGTATGGAACAGTATATCGGTTGTTGTAAAGAATTTTTTTGATGGCGTCGGGAATCTGTTTAATTTCTTCATTGATACCGTTAAAGCAGTTGGAACAGCGTTAAAAGGTGCTTTTACCCTTAATTTCAAAGAATTAAAAAGGGGATTGAGTGATTTTGCATTGTCGTACAAAAAACTTGCAACCGCCCAAATTAAAGATATGAGCAAAAACGCCAAAGAAGCATTCGAAGGAATGAATAAAAAAATAAAGCCAATAACTATCCCGGTATCTGTTGAGACAGGGGAGACCGGCAAAGGCTCTGGCGTTGTAACCGGAACAGTAACAACCGCAAATAAGGGAGATAACGTCGAAGATAAAACAAAAGAAATTGAACAGGCATATAAAAAAAATATAGAGTTGACCAGAAAATTACAAGATGAGCAACTCAAATTAGAAGACGATGAATGGGCCAAAAAAAGGCAGAAAACGATATATCAGTATGATAGGCAAATAGAAGACCTTCGGCACCAGTTAGACACAGAAAAAGAGCTAAACAAAGAGGGCCGAGAAAAAATATTAGAAACGATTGTTGCATTAGAAGCACAGAAGACTGCCGACCTGTTGGCAATCGAAAATGAAAGGCAAAATAAGGAACTTGAGATGCAGAAAAAAGGCATCGAATTGAGATTGTCCGCCGTTAAAAAAGGCACAGAGGAAGAAATAAAATTACGTCTTCAATTACTTGAAGTCGAAAAACAGATTGCAATTCAACAAAGTGGTCAAGGCGAACAAGATGCAATTATAAAAGGATTTGAACAAAGCCGAATGGCTATAAATGACGAGTATTTGCAATTGCAATTAGAAGCATTTGACAAACAACAAGAGTTGGCACAAAGTGAATTTGACCTTTTGAAAAATTCAGAAGAAAAGAAAACACAATATCGATTGCAGGCAGAAAAAGCAAGATGGCAGAAAATTCTTGAAATCAACAAGGAAGCGAGCAATAAATTGTCAGATGTAGATGTGGCGATTATTGAAAACACTATAAAGAAAATCGACCAAGAAATCGAGAGTTCGAAAAAGGCCGAAAAGAGTAACGATATATATGGTCTTTTTGGCCTCAATCTAACGGACGAACAAAAAGAAGGCATAAACACGTCTTTGCAATATGCAATCGATGCACTAAACGAGTATTCAGAGGCTCGCGTAGAAGCAGCCAATAATGCAGTGGAGCAAGCAGAAAAAGAGGTGGATGCGGCGCAATCTGCATTAGACGCTGAAAGGCAAGCAGCAGCGAATGGGTATGCAAACAATGTAGCCCAAGCGCAAAAAGAATTAGACCTTGCCAAAAAGAATCAAGACAAAGCAATACAAGAGCAGAAAAAGGCCCAGCAAGAACAAGAAGCAATTCAAACATTGCAACAAGTTGGCAATCTTGTTACTGCCTCGGCCTTAATTTGGGCACAACTTGGATTCCCGGCTGCGATACCCGCAATTGCTTTAATGTGGGCCAGTTTTGCAGCATCTAAGATAAAAGCCTTTCAAATGGCAAGCACCGGAACAGAAACATACGGAGATGGCACAGTTGAGTTGCTGCAAGGAGGTTCGCACCAATCCGGGAACGATGTTGATTTAGGCACAAAACCGGACGGTACCAAACGACGAGCAGAAGGTGGGGAATTTTTTGCCGTGATAAATAAACGCAGTTCGCGAATGTATCGGCGTGTCATTCCCGACGTTATTAAGAGCCTCAATAATGGTACATTCTTGAACAAATATGCAGGAACAGAAAATGGAAATGTAAATGTGACATTTGCCCCAAAGAATGGACGATTAGAAAAAGACGTGGAAAAAATTCGCCAGCAAACAGAAAAGAAAATATACGTCGGCGACGGCGTAATTGTTGAGCAATATAAGAACCTTAAAAAGAGAATTAGAAAATGAAAAATCCGATATATAGATTTTTTTTGGTTGACAGATACAATAACCAATTTGTCAATTTCTCTTCCGGAGAACTTGACACCGAAGATGGCAGTGTTACAAGCTCGAAAACACACCAAACAAGCGATTTCGCAGAGGTAGACGTTCATAGCTGCATTTGTGCCTATGGCTATACAGAATTGTGCGTATATGATGAAAATAAGGAATACATTAACGGCTTTGATTCGACAGTTACAAATGCGCCGGGCTATGTGATTTTACCGGAGACTGCAAAATACATTCGTGCTTCGACAGAAAACACACACACGGACAAAGTGAAAATCTTTGTCGGGAAACGCAGTTACCCGATTTATGGCCAAGACCTTAAAAAGAGTTACCAGAAAGAAGAAAATGAACAATTCTTTCGGGAAAAATTAGAAGGCGATTTGTTTTTTGTCGGGTCTGATTTTGACTACATAAATAGTCAAGATATAGAATTTGAATATGGTGTTGTTATCTTCAAGTCTAACGATTTCAAATTCTATTTTGGGCAACCATTTTCAAAGTATTATGATGGAAAATTCGCAAAGACAGATTGCGAGTTTGACGCCGACAACAAACAGGTAAATGTTAGCGTTGAAACAATAGACGAATATAACGACATTCTCGCCGGAATAGAAAATGAGTACGATTTGGTTCGCCTTGCGCCAGAAATTGAAAGTATCAACTATAAAAAAAGGCCTATTATTCAAGTCGCAATTCCTGGGGATAGCGTTGTTTCATGCTATTGGGGAGGTAATTTTTTCGAAATAGACGCCGATGTTCCAGATGATGAAAATGTGCTTTACAATGATTATTATTTTGCGAAGTCATTGGAATATAGAAATGGTTATGCAACAGTAACGAGAATTACAGAAGATGCAGCAGGTGCGTATGCTGGTAAAATTGTATATATCAACAAAGATAACCTGTCGTGGGAGTTGAAAAATTCAAATGATTATAGACTTTCTTGCGCAAGTACAAAAGTCAAAGAAAATAATTACATTCATGTTATAAATTTGTATTCTCCAAATGGTACACAATTATTTCCACAATTGCGGTATAAAGATGTGAAATTTCCTTCAACTATTACATTTAGAAAAGACGATGTAAGTATTGAATTTGTTGGACTTGCAAACATTTCTTTGTTCATGCGTTATATAACAGATGTTGAAAGCGTAAATGGTGTACCTACGAACACAATACCGGAAAATGATTTTGTGACAAACAATCAAAATTATAAGCGTTGTATTCCCTACAAAAATGAAGATTGTTTTAATTTCAATTATGCTTTGTCCGATGAATCAACGATATATGGCAAAGGGTATAACGGAAAGTATTTTACACAACCGTATACATGGGCGAATGTATACTATTACATGACAGGCCGAAATTATTGGAATTACATATCATTATGGTTTACACCTCCGTGGTTCGATGCTGTGCAGGAAAGTTTAATGTGGTCAGATATTAGATTGAACGACGCATTTCCTATATATTCATGTATACAAAAGCTAATACAACAGATTGCGCCAAATGTTACGCATGAGGGAACGACGCAATACAGCGAATTTTTGTATGGACAACCGAATGTAGTATCGGGCTATTCATTTACCTTGTTTTTAACCCCAAAAACAAACATTCTTTCGTCGTACTATAAAATAACCGCGCAGACTGCAAAAATAACGCTGCGCTCAATCTTTGACATGCTACGCGACACGTTTAGATGTTATTGGTTCGTTGAAAATGGTAGATTAAGGATTGAACATATTTCTTTCTTCCAGAACGGCGGGTCTTACGAGGGTAATAATAGACAAATATCGATAGATGCAACACAAATAGTTAATGCAAGAACGGGCAAAACATGGGCATTCGGTACAAACAAATGGACTTATGATAAAGAAGAAATACCAGAGCGGTATGAATTTTCGTGGGGTGATGATACAACCGAAAATTTTGCCGGAAATCCTATTGTCGTAAAAAGCAATTTTGTATCGAAAGGAAATATAAAAGAAATTACAATATCGGATTATAACCCCGATGTTGATTTAATGTTGCTTAATCCTTCAGCAATGAATAAAGATGGATTTGCGTTACTTGCGGCAACCGGCACATCTGGGAATTACACGCTACCAATAGCTCGGTTTAACGTCGGAACCCAAGAATTTCGATTGCAAAATGGTTATGTTGCATTTTATGTTCTTCAACCGTTATACTACATATATGACCTTCCGGCCAAAATTGTAGAAATAAACGGCATTGAAACGACCGCAAGAAATACAACAAAAAATAAAATACAAGACATAACACTGCCCGTAGGTGTAGATGACCCGGAAACAAAAAATCTAATTAAAACGGGCCTCGGTCTTGGTGTTATTAACGAATTATCTATAAATTTACAGAGCCGTATGGCCGAAATAGAATTGAGCTATGAAACAAACTAACAATCTTTCACCTCTGCCTATATATACAAGTATAGAATGGCAGAATTATAGGCTGCCTTGGTCTTTTGGCGAGATTATGAGGCCATATTTTTGCCCGGCAAACGGTATGCTTCCTTTTCAATTTTCACGAACTCACTCTGAAAAAACAGATATAACCGTTAAATTGTACGACAAGGCTGGGAATTTCATTCTCGATGTAACGTCGACATTGGTGCAAAATGGGTTGGAAATCTTACAATATCCAGAACGCGGGTACGATGTTATAATGTTCCCCGGAGTAGCTATAATACTGGTGGGCGGTTACTATTTCCAAGAAGGTTTTTATTTCCTTGAAATAACGTCCGGCGGTAACAACTGGTATAGCGATGTAATTTGTTTTGTGAAAACAAGCATGGAGCAATACATCGAAATTTCGTGGTATGATATTGACGACCTTTTTTATTCTGGCGGGCAAATACCATACTCGGAAGGGTACAGAAACAAAATTTACATTAAGGGCGAGATTTGCCGTCCAGAATACGATTTTGAAGAAGAGGTAACAGAGCGCGATGGATATACATTCCCGCAATACCAGATTTCAAAGAAAACGTATAAATTCACTTTTACGGCACCCGAATCTATGTGCGATGTTATGCGCCTTATACGGTTGTCGGATTTTGTTACGATTAAGTGGCGGGGCCTTACATACCAAGTCGATAGCTTCCTTATGACAGTTACATGGGAAGAGCAGGCGAATATAGCGAGTGTAGAGGTAGAATTTCAGACTGATACAATCGTGAAAAAGATAGGAAGGGGGTGGATACCAACCAACAAAGGAGATTTTAACGATGATTTCAATAACGATTTTAATTCTTAAATTATGGCTAACTATGCAGTGCTTAAAAATAACATAGAAAGCACTATAAAACAAAACGGAAACCAAGAGATTACAGGGCAGTTGTTGCAAAACACATTACTCGAAATTGTAAACTCGCTAACGATTGGTAAACAATTTGTTGGGATTGCCGACCCTTCAACTACGCCTCTCGCGGCTAATACAGATGCAAATGTTTTCTACATTGCAATAACGCCGGGCGTTTACTCTAATTTCCAAGGGGTAGGAGGTGCAACCCTAACGCTTAATTCTGGAAATATAGGTGTTATTTACAATCAATCCGGGTTTTGGGTTATGTCTCAAATGTCAATTTCATTTGCTGAAAATTCTATTCCAGCGTCAAGCCTACAACAAGGGACAATCCCACATATTACAACAGATTTTCAAAACGCGTCAGAGGAAGATGTTCCGGCAGCCAAGTTAACAGCAGAATTGTTCACAAATAAGGTAAACATTTACGGTCTCTTTTCCATGCGACCTTTTGCTAATCGAGTCGCATCGAGTTTAGATATTACCGGAAGAAAAATTGCCGTGTATCACCCCCTTATATCGCTCTACAACGATTCAGACATCGGAAAAATATTGCCTTTCCAAGAAATCGAGTTGGTGCTGATGGTCTATCAACGAAAAACAGGTAAAAAGAGAGCCAAACAAGCAGAGCGAGGGACAAATAAAAAAGGTTGGTGCGCATCTTGCGAAAAAGAATGGGTGACATTAAATGAGGTTCAATTGGGCAAAAATCTGACTTTCCAATTAACAGAATGGGTAGCCGGTTCAGAATACGTTTTAATCGACGAAAAAACAGTACTTGATTGGATTGTCAAGAATTATGTTGTGATAAAAGGAGTCGCAAGAAATCAAATGGCGCAATATAATAGCGAATCGCTTAAAAATTATGATTTTGGGAAAGTTTGGTTCGGAAGATCTGGATCCCAAAAATCAAGATTTTTCGGGCTTGCTATTCGTGCAAGAAACCCACAATGGACAGGTGCATACAATTTCGATTCCACGCGAGCAGACGGAGTAAATAGATACCTTTATACGGCTGTGTGCGCGTTTAAGGCTAAAATAAGCCCGACAATGGGTACGGATTCATCAGGAGTGAAAAACATGATAGGAATTTCAATGTTAGGCTAAAACAAAATAATATGAGCAATTACAACAACCTAAAAACAGCTATTCAGCAAGTAATAAAGAAGAATGGTAAACAGGAAATTACCGGGAACATTCTGAAAAGTGCGTTACTTGCAATGGTAAATAGTATTGGCGAAAATTACCAATACGTAGGAATAGCAACACCAGAGTTAGACCCGGGTAGCCCAGACCAGAATGTGATGTACATAACATCGAAAAATGGTGTGTACACTAATTTCAATAATTTGCAAGTAGAAAATGAAATTGCCGTTTTGACATTCAACGGAGCATGGGCAAAACAGACAATTTATAGCCTCGAAACGATTAACGATGTGCAGAGCCGAGCATCACAGGTGTATGAAAACCTTGCAGCTATCGAGGCAAGCGGAGAGACTAACCCTAACAAAATCTACATTGATGGGGAGACTCTAATACCTTATGTTTATAAAGATGGAAAGTTTATGCCTTTCAAAGGAGAAGTGAATAATGAATATTACAATGAAAATATTTATATACCTTTCTACAAATGCTCTTTGCCGACACAACATAAAAAATCAGAATTTGCAATTCCTATAAATGGAGATTTAGATGATTTATTTGTTTTTTCATATCTAAATTTTGCAAGTTCTCAAATAAGACGTGTAAAAAATGGGAAAGTAATATGGGAGATATTACAAAATATTTATATAGGTATGTTGTATGAACATACTGTAAACAATGACGTAGTTTTTTATGGTAATTATGCTTTTGTAAGAGGTAGAATTACAGGACTTGCAAAAATAGATTTAAGCGATGGAATAGTCGAATTTAACAAAGAAGTAATAACAGAATATGAAAATATAAGTCTATATAAAGATTATATAATTGCAACGGGGGAAAATAAAATTGTAATTATTGACCCAAACTCATTCTCTGTTTATAAACAAATAGATATTGAAGGTGGCAAGACTAATTCTATAAATAGTTATGCTGACAGGGTTTTAATTTCTTGCAGTAAAAATTTATACATTATAAAAGATATTGATTCTGACCCAATTGTAATATCAGGAAGCAATATTATGAGTGCATACTACATAAAACATTTAATAAATTCAAATGTTGATTCTTATCTTTTATACGATAGGGGTATAACAAGACTTTTAACAGAAGATAGTAGTATAGACTTAACATCTAATAAAATTTTTAATTCACTTGGATTTTATCCTCAATTTGTTATAAATAATTCTGCTTATGCAGGTAATGCAATTATATATTGTGTTTGCCATAACGGATATTTAACAATAGTAGGATATGCTGATACAATAAAATTACAATCATTAGTAAGTGATTTTATTACTTATAGCAGAGTTGAAGAAATTATGAAATACTTCGGCAATGACTATTATATAAGGAGAGTAGGAGACATTTTTTATAAAGTAAAAATTATTGGTTATGCCGAAAATTAAAATAGACATTGAAAATAAAGTTACCAATATCTATAATGGTGACGAAGAAAAACAAGGTTGGATAGAAATAGATTCTATTCCCGAACCCGAACAAAAAGAAGGATATATACCTATCCCTTATTATAGAGATGGGAAAATAGTCTATGAGTATGAGGCTATACCCGAAATGCCGGAAGAAGAAATTCCAGAGGTAGATGAAATCGAGATGATGAAAGCATCGACAGAAGAAAAGGTAAAAACCATGTTCTTCGCCTATGGAATACCTTCTGTAATCAACAGATTTGGCCTTTCAAATAAAGAGGCTATTTCGGTCAAAGAGATGTTTCCATGGTGGAATAAAGACCTCGGAGAGGTGGTAAAAGGTGAACGATACAATTATGGCGAAAATCTCTGGGAGGTAGTTCAATCACATACTACACAAGAAAATTGGGCACCGAGCCTTCAAACGTCGAGCCTTTGGAAAGTGGTTAATGTTGAAAACGAAGGAACAGAAGAAGATGCAATACCGTACACGCCACCGATGGAAATTTTCGCCGGAAAGTATTACACGCAGAACGGCGTAAAGTACAAATGTACACGTGACAGTGGAATACCGTTGAGCCACGACCTTAGTGCATTGGTTGGTCTATATGTTGAGATTGTATAAAAAAAATAGGGCATTCAGCCCTATACAGTTATCGTAAAGACTACCATTAAGACAGTTATCGTAAAGACTACTATTAAGACAGTTATCGTAAAGACTACCATCGAGACAAAAGTAATAAAAAAATGAAACTAAAAGAAGAAATGGAAAGAATTTTTAATTTCGAGCAAATGCGGATTATAGCGGTGTCTATAATTAGCCCAGTAATGGCGATTACAACCCCGATAAAAGGGTTTATTTGGGCGCTTGTAGTAATGTTTGCCTTCAATATCTTTGCGGGCATGAGAGCCGACGGTGTAGCAATAAAGCACTGTAAAAATTTTTCATTCAAGAAATTCAAAAATGCGCTTATTGAGCTGCTTTTGTATCTCCTGATTGTTCAGGTGGTTTACATTGTAATGCGGAGTTGTGGAGATGAGGCTGCCGCGTTGATTGTAATTAAGACGTTGACGTATGTGTTTATGTATGTGTACTTACAAAATGCCTTTCGCAATCTTATACTCGCATACCCCCAAAAAATTGCATTCCGGGTAGTATACCACATAATTCGATTTGAATTTACACGGGCTTTACCTTCGAATATTCAACCTATAATTCAGCGATTAGAAGAAGAGTTCGGTAAAGATGAGAAACAGAAAAAAAAACAAAAAAAATGAACAGAAGGACAGTAATAATTCTTGACAATGGCCATGGCATTGAAACGCCTGGGAAACGGTCTCCAGTATGGAGTGATGGCTCGCAATTATATGAATGGTTGTTCAACAGAGACATTGTCAATCGTATAGCAATTATGTTATCGAATGAAAATGTAAAATTCAACATTCTTGTTCCAGAACAATCCGATATATCATTGAAAGAGCGATGCAATCGTGCAAACGAAATTTACAAAAAAAACGGTGGAAATGCTGTGCTTTTCAGTATTCACGGTAATGCAGGGGGTGGCACAGGCTGGGAATGTTACACGAGCGCAGGAGATACGCAAGCCGATGAGATTGCAACAGAATTGTGCAAACAGGCAGAAAAAGAGTTTGCGCCGGAAGGCTGGAAGATGAGATTCGATTATACAGACGGAGACCCAGACAAAGAAAGTCAATTCTATATTTTGAAGCATACGGTTTGCCCAGCGGTATTATCCGAAAACTTTTTCTATGATAATGAAAAGGATTGCCGTTTGATGTTATCCGACGCATGGCGTGAACGTATAGCAAAAATTCATTATTTAACCGTTAAAGAGATTTTGAAATGACAAAACAGGAGCCATGAAAAAATATATCATAATATCAATTATTGGATTGATTGTTGCCTCGTTGGTGACGATAGCAATTCAGCAAAACAGAATTTCAAACCTTAAAAAAGAGCGCGACAAATATCGCGAAAATACTGAAATTCTTTTGGGCCAAGTAGAGCAGTATGCGACAAAAGACAGTTTGCACGCCGCAACCGTTGGGGTTCTTCGATTGAAAATCGAGGAATACGAAAAATATAGGTCTGCCGATGCCAAACTAATCGAAACGCTGAAAATCAAAAACAGAGAATTGCAGCAAGTAACCACGACGCAGTTGCAAACAATTGATTCAATTCGGGCAACAGTGCGTGATAGTGTATATATATATAACAACGATACCGTTGAATTGCAATGTATAGACGTACATAACCAGTGGTTGGATTTGAAAGGCTGTGTCTCTAATGGTGAATTTAGAGGAGAATATGAAAGTAGAGAAAGCCTATTGATTGCAATGACTGTACAATACAAAAGATTCCTCGGGTTTTTATGGAAGACAAACAAGGTAAAAAATAGGAAAGTTGACATAATTTCGAGAAACCCAAACACGAAAATTGTAGGATTTGAGATTGTTGAAATTGAGAAATAACTATATTTGCAAGGAAATACGATTCTTGCTATCGACGAAAGAGGGTTGGCCGTAAGGTTAGCCCTTTTTTTATGCGATGAATTTCAGGCCGTTTTTAGGCCCGTATTTGCATTATCGCATTTTTATGGCATAATATACCATCGAGATAATAAAACGCCTTAAAAATGAAAATTCTCCAAAAATAACTCTTGAAGGGCACAAAAGAATTTTTTTTATCGAAAATCACAAAAAACAAAGAGAAAATTTTGGTAATTAAAAAAGCTATTGTATATTTGCATCGTAATCAAACAACCGACCGGGCTGATACCCGGGAAATAAAAAATAGAAAATATGAAAGCAAACGAAATCGTATGGAAGAGCGTATGTAATCGTTATTTCAGTGCAAACGCGAAAAGTGGTCAATACAAACAATTGATGAAATGGGGTAGAGTATTCCCAACCACAAAGGCACAAGCAAAATATTTCATTGAAGAACGTGTGCAAATGGACGTCTTAAACAACAAAGACGTTGAACGTATAGAATATTTGCTGAACAAACACGGTTATACAGGAGAGTATAAATTCACAAAATCGCGTGAGTGGGTCCGGATCGAAAACTACAAAGACCTGTACAGCGCATTGAAAAAAGAATATAACATCTAAACTTACAAAACAATGACACTAAATTTTAACGATTGGCTTATCAAAGTACAAAAATGCGAAGGAGATAACAATGTTTTTGTCGCCGAATTTTACATACCAAAAACAGACGGCTCCAAATGTTTCCAGCAGTTCTATAAGTACATAGGGAACAGCAAGACAACACACAGTTTTATACTTGAAAGAGTGAAAAGAATAATTGAAACATTTTACCAATAATCAACGCCGGGGATATTCCCCGGCTCTTTATTATGAGCGAAATAATAGCAGACATTAAAAGCATTTTATCTTTACCATTGGTCCCCAGGCAAAGAAAATACTATGAGGATTTAATCGCAGTTGCGAAGCCTGTAAAAATCTCCCGTGCGCACGATGTTATCGATTCGTACATGCTTGATTTCATAAAGCACGTTGTAAAACCAGAGAAAAAAAGATGTTACAGGAATGCGCATCTTTTGTGCGAGGCATTTCCGGACATGGTAACATACTGTGAAGGAAGGGCGAATGTTCCAATTCCTATTGACCACGCATTTAACAAGGTAGGCGAGTATTACATCGATGTAACATTTGAGTTTGCATTGAGAGAAGACCCCAGCCAATACGATTACGCTATTTTTGGCGAATATACAGCAAATGAAATTTCAAAAATAGTGAGAAAAACGGGGTCTTATGGCGAATATTACAACTATCTGTGGAAAGACAAAAACCCCCTCGCGATTTAGTCGGGAGGGGGCGGAAGGAGGTACGCAGTAACCGAGAGCGAAATGTGGTAATGCGACACCACAAAAATAGTAAAAATTATTTGTTCACGAAAAAAAACAGATAAAAATAAAAAAACAAAGAGAAAATTTTGGTAATTAAAAAAGCTATTGTATATTTGCATCGTAATCAAATAACCGACCGGGCTGATACCCGGGAAATAAAAAACAAAAGTTATGAGCGCAGAAAAATATTACGAAGGTCTCGAATACACAACAACCGAAATTAACCGTAATTTCAAGATTAAGGTAAACGGAATGTTTGAAGGTAAAAAAATCAATAAATTAGTCGGTGTTTATGGTCTTATCAACCTTGTAGGTATAGAGATTGCGAACAAACTTTTTCGCCGTGCATTTCGTAGTACAGACGATGCCCAGCATTGTAAATTGCGCAGAGGATTGAAAATTTCGTTCTATTGCTATTAAAAATGGAAACACAAGATACATCTTTGATTAAGCCTGCAAGTTTAATGGCTATTCGCAGGTTTGTTGAAAATAAAATCATAACGGATTGCGAAGAGTACATTGAGCGTGATAAAATATTGCACGATGAGTTTTCAGAACCTGTTGAATGCGATGATGAAACCCTATATGTGGACGTAGAATGGGAGGGCTACAACGGAAGACGATGGACAAAAGGCAATTATTTTACACCGGAAGAATCAGATGGTGAAATTGTATTGATGTACACAGTGAAAATATATGATGAGGACGAAATACAATGCGGAGAATTTAATGACAAAATATTCATCTAAAAACAATATAGCTATGAAATTGAGAGTAAATGAAGCAATTGCCCGTTCAGAGGCAAACGGAAAAAAGGTTTTCAAAAAAGACATCGCAGCACGTTTATTTGCCGGGGCGAGTGAAGCAGCCCAGCAAGTAAACATGACGAATTTGTGTTCGGGCGTAACAAAAAGAATTTTGCCCGAATGGGTTGTGATTATTTGTGAAATGTGCGGTTGCTCCGCCGATTACCTTTTCGGGTTGGAGGATTGAGGAATGAAAGCGGAAAAGAAAATAATCGCGGTTGTAAATGCCGCATTTTCTGAAAAATTCCAACGCCGTTTAATTGTCGTTTTATTAACGATATTTGGCGTTCTTGCGCTTATGATGGCGCGTTTCAATGGTGCGCATGTAGTAACATCGGCGGTGTGTTTTATTGCCGCGTTTTTGGTTAAAAAATAAACAGTAATATGAGAGCGAAACGTAATGCGGTCAAAGATACCGCGAAGACATTGCAAAAAGTAGAGCCCAAAAAGAAAAAGGCATCTATAAAAGAAATTGTACCACCTTTTATCCCTGTTGAAAATGAAGGTGCAACAGGAGCATTCGAAATTGCACCGGGAATGAGTGCCGAACAAATGAAGGCGTTATTCTTTGATGAAAAAACATTGATAGAACCGCCGTATAAGGTGTGGCAGTTGAATAGTAGCACGGGGCGATATTACTACACATTTGAAGATAATGGCCCAGTCTTCTACCCTTCAGTAACAACTATTCTATCACAGACAATGCCTAAATCTGAATTTCTTGTGAAATGGGTTGCGAGCATGGGGTATGATGAGGCAGAAAGGTATAAGGCAGAACGTGCTGCTTATGGAACATTTATGCACGCTCAATTTGAAAGCCTTTTGATAAACAGGCTTTACAATTTGGACGAACTGAAAGACAAGTTGAAAGAATACATAATTCAACAACGATTGCCGGACAATTTTATTCATTACTGCGATGATCTGAAAAAGGACATTTTGTCTTTTGCTCAATTTGTTGTTGATTACGATGTACAGCCGTTGGCTGTTGAAATCGCACTGGTACACCCAGACTTAAAATATGCCGGTATGATTGATTTGCCGTGCAGAATGAGGGCAAAAATAGGTAGCGATGAGCGTATAAATGCGATTGTCGATTTCAAGAGTGGGAGGAAGAATTTTTATGAGGACCACGAATTGCAACTTGCATTTTACAGAGAGTTGTGGAATTGGAATTTCCCGGAAACAGAGATAACGAGAATTTTCAATTTCAGCCCGAAAGATTGGCGGAAGAAACCAACGTACAACCTAAAAGAGCAGACCAAAAGCCCAAATATTGCAAAGATGCCTTATTTGCTCGAAATCGCAGCTATTAACGACGAAAAGGCCGAAAATACATTTACAGCTATTAGCGGGGTTATTTCTCTCGATGAGGTTAGCACCTTGCCCGCTTGTGTTACAACTCTTACATTGTCCGAAATCGTAAAAAACAAAACAAAATGAAGGGAAGAATCGAAAGGCCCGAAGCACACAAGCCTCGGTTAGTTTTGCCGCGAGTCGGTAAAATAAGAATAGGCGTGAAGAACGCGAAAGGATACCCGCAAAGTCTCGACTATTTCATCGCAACGGGTAAGTATGCAGGATTGTTTTTACAGGCGTATGGTGATAAGCCGCAAATAATACAAATTGTCTTTCCGGACGATGACCCAGAAAAAGTATGTTGCGAGCGGTATGAGTATCGAGACGATGAAGGGAATCTGGTAGCATATGGAGACGGTTGTAATTTCGATGTATGGAACCCCAAGACCAAAAGATACGAGTCGTTCAGCGCGAAAGATTACCCGCAAATAATGCAGTCGATACAAAATCGATACCCTACGAAATTGTCGCAAAAGACCGGCGATGGATGGAGGGTTAGATTAACCCTAAATTTCATTATACCACTCGTTAGGGGTGTTGCGGGTATATGGACGTTTGAGACAAATGGAAACGCATCAACGATACCGCAAATTCGTGAGACATTCGATTGCATGTTGCTCGAAAGAGGATTCTGCAAAGGCATAATTTTTGACTTGTCTGTTCAATTTGCCGTATCGCAGAAACCCGGTGTAAATTCAAGATACCCCGTTGTATCGCTTATTCCCAACGAAAGCGCGGACAATGTTCTGAAAGTAAAGAAGGCTTATGAGCCAATAATGGAGGTAACAAAATGAGTGTGCGTGATAGTAATTTTGTTACCATTTTGGCCCCGATGGTAACAATGCTAAAATTAAGAGGGAATGAACTTTTGGTGTTTGCTCTTATTCATGGATTCAGCCAAGACGGCGAGAGTACTTTTAAGGGCTCTTTGAAATATTTGAATGAGTGGACAGGTTTGGACAAAACAACTATTCTTAGAATATTGAAAAACCTATGCGAAAAAGAGTATATAACCAAACATGAAGGAAGCAAAAACGGGGTAAAAGTCTGTGAATATTCGTCTAATTATTGGGCGGTAATGGGGTGGTTGCAAAATACCACCACCCCCGGTTGCAAAATGCAACTACCCCGGTTGCAAAATACCACCACCCCCCTGGTTGCAAAATGCAACCCTATATATATATATAATAATATAGATAATAATATAGATAATCCGATGGTTGAAACATCGTCTATTTTTAGTGCTGAAATGGTAGAAGAAAAAAAATTGAGGGGGACAACGGAGCCGCGAAAGTGTTTGTTCGTAAATAGTCGTTTCTCCAAACTTGAGGATTTTTTGAAATGCTTCGATAAACCAGAGTATGAAGAAATAGACATGGTGTATTACTACCATGCGGTAGCAGATTGGAGCGCAAGTAAAGGAAGCATGCAGAAAGATTGGATAGCACAAACAAGGAATTTTGTTCGTTCCGATAGAGATAAAGGGAAATTACATCTCAAGCAGGAATATCAACAGAAGAAACAAAAAATAGATGTAGCAAGCGCTATTGAATACCTCGAAAATAAATTGTAACTATGATTCCAGATAAAAAAACAAATATCAATTCTTTGTCTTTAACGACAAAGAACAATCGAACAAAAGCGATAGAGATTCGACGAAGAATGGCGGAGGTTCCCGAACTTATGGCTGGATTGTCTAAAATAGAGACATATATATTTTCCGCATCAACTAAATTGCAGATAAATGAACTAACAGATGAGATTTTCGTCAAAAAGTCGGCCCAACTGTTCAGATTCATTGCGATAGATGTTGGATACACAATACCTTCACAAAATGATTGGAGCTATATATGCACCAGATTGTTAGATGTTTTGAAAAGGTATTTTTCAAATTTGACTTTGTCTGAAATTAAGTTGGCTTTTGAACTGGCATTGACTGGTAGTCTCGATGACTATTTGCCAAGAGATGGCCGAGGTAATCCAGATAAGAAACATTACCAACAGTTCAATGTTGACTACTTTTGCAAAATTCTGAACGCATATATCAAAAAAAGAGGTGAAGTAATAGAGAAGGTATATAAATCGTTACCGGCCCCGGAAATACAAGTTGAAGAAAAAGAAAAATACCACCAACTTTCATTCAATAGGTTGTTGAATGTTTTTTTGCGTTACAAATACAAGGGCACATTTAGGCTTGGTCTTGTTGATGGAATGTTTTTTTACAATATACTTAAAAAGGCATCTATAATCGATGAAATAAAAGAACAAGATGAAGACAGAAGAAAGGCTCTATCTATTTACTTGCAAAGGGTTGCAAAAGGGTTTACAAATAGGTATGAAGCATACAGGGTTCAGAAAAAAAGGGTATATTCCCCAGAACTCGATTTTACTGCCTTTGAAATTGCGAGAGACAAGGAAATTCAAAGAGCTTTTTATTTTATTGCCAGCAATGAGATTCAAATGACAGATTTATTAACGTCTTATTTTAGAGGGAATGAGTATTGATTGCGTTATTGGAATTGACCCCGGGAAAATGGGGGCGATTGCCGTATTTAGACCCGGCAAAAAAGTAGAGGTAATCAAAACGCCAAAAGAATTGTCCGAATTGAAAGAATGGTTTACATACATGAAGAGTATTTGCGAGCCTATTGCCTTTGTTGAGAAATTGCAGTTGCGCCCGGACGATTTAACGGAGAATCCGGGAAAGGCTTTTCGTGTTCAAAAAATGCTCTCCGATTTTGAGCGGCTCAAAGCAATAATAGAGTTCTGTAATGTGCCTTATGTTCTTGTGCATCCCCAAAAATGGCAAAATGAACTCAATCTAAAAATAAAAGGGGAAGAAAAGCCGCAAAGGAAGCGGCGATACAAAGATGTTGCCGCACAATATTACCCGGGAATAAAGGTAACAATGCAAAATTGCGATGCACTTTTAATCATGCACTTTGGGCGGCATGTTCTCGTTGCGAATCCTACATGGGTTCGGTCTAATCTCCCGACAAGAATACTTATGGGCTTTTTAGGGCCCAAATAAGCGATTTATTTATAAAATGGGTAGATATATGATATTTGAAGAAAAACACCCGGAAAACGAAAATTCCAAAGAAATAACTATGAAGGAATTTTTATTGCTTGTTAAGGACATGAGGCACCAACAACGCCGGTATGAAAGATTTGGTAAAATGGAAATAAAAGAAACAAAGGAAAGAGCCGAGCAGAAAGTAGATGAAGCACTCGGAAAGATTTTTAACTCACAAATGAAATTATTTTGACATGGATATAAACCAAATAGAACGAGAATTTGCCGAGAAAATTGAAAAGGCATTGAGAAATAACGACTATAAAAAAGTAGACAATCTTATGCGGCAATTTGACCGAATCAAAAACACCCGGGAATGTGTGCCAGCGAAGAAAATAACTGACGAAATGACGCCGGAAGATAAAGAGCGATGCAACACTCTTTTGCGGGTAATTCCTGTATTGTCTGATATTATTGAGGGCACAGGAATTGACTTATTGGAGATGCTGAAAAAATACGACGGCAGCGTGTCTCTTCCAATGCTTGAAATAATAAAACGAATCAATTACCTTTCAAAAAAGGTTAGAGAGATTGTTGACAATGTTAAAAGCGAATCATTCGCAGAATCATTTGGGGATACATGCGATTATTTGAAAGATGTGATATTTGATTTTTTTGAAAAAGAACAAAATGATACGAGTTTTTGAAGCGTTTGCAGGATATGGAAGCCAGTCTATGGGGCTCGAAAGGCTGAAACAAGACTATCCGCAGTTCGATTATGAGGTTGTAGGAATTAGCGAGATTGACAAATACGCTGTAAAAGCGTACAACGCCACGCATGAGCCAACAGCCAATTATGGAGATATATGCCTCATAGATTGGGATAGCGTACCCGATTTTGACTTGTTCACCTATTCTTTTCCATGCCAGGACATATCGAGTGCAGGCAGGCAAAGAGGACTTGAAGCCGGTAGTGGTACGAGAAGCAGCCTTTTATGGGAATGCAGAAAAGCAATAGAAACAAAACGTCCGAAATATCTGCTCATGGAGAACGTAAAGGCACTTGTAAACAAAAAGTTTATCAATCATTTTAACGATTGGTTGCTTTATTTGGAGAGCCTGGGATATAGCAATTTTTGGCAAGTCCTTAATGCCAAAGACTACGGTGTTCCTCAAAACAGAGAGCGGGTTTTTGTCGTGTCTATACTTGGGAATAACGAGCAGTATAAATTCCCAAACACGTTTGAGCTTATAAAACGATTAAGTGACGTTTTGGAAGAGTGTGTAGATGAAAAATATTATTTGTCCGAAAAGTTTTATAATTGTATTTTATCGCATACAAATAGAAAGATTCAAGAAGGATGCGGGTTTAAGCCTCAATTTATTACAAGTAATGAAGCGCCTGGCACAATTACAACAAAATACGGGCAAAGGTCAACAGACCCATACATTATCCAAAACGGGAGAGGATATGTAGAAACAAAAGAATTTGAGTTATGCCCAACTATTACCAGCCACGGATTCGAACGAAATAATTTTGCTTTTGTATCATACACAAGAGATAAAAAAGGTAATGTAGTTGACAGGCATTTGAAAGATGTATCAAACACAGTGCACACATCGACAGGTAGCGGAGGTAATACTGATTGTTTTGTATTTGAAACAAAAATTAAACAGTTATGCAATATATTGAAAGAGGGTAATTATTCTAATCCGAAGAGAGGCAGAGTTTATTGCGTAGATGGTATTAGTCCTACGCTTGACACTATGGCAGGAGGTGGACGCGAGCAAAAAATATTATCTAAGTACAATAGTATCCGCAAACTTACACCTCGTGAATGTTTCCGCTTAATGGGAGTATCTGAAACTGATATAGATAAAATACAATCGGCCGGTATAAGCAACAGACAGCAGTACAAGATGGCAGGAAATAGTATTGTTGTAGATGTATTGTATTTTATATTTAAGAATCTTTTTTTTGAAAGGCCAAAAATATTTCAATTGAAATTATTTAAATAAAAAACAAAGAATAATCTTTTGTAATTAAAATAATAGTCTTATATTTGCATCGTCAATATAAGACAAACCGACCGGGCGAGTTCCCGGGAATGCTAAAAAAATAAAAGCAATGAGAGCGAAAACAACAATCAGCGATTTCCGGTTTGAGTTTGCCGGGTACGGACATTACAAAGTAACTTACACGTCGCCCGTTACGGGTAAAAGTTGGACGGCAAAAACAAATGATATGCCGTTAATTGATGCGACAAAGAACGCCGACGACCCCAAACGTTGCGATTTGGAAACCCTTAAACGAATTTGCAAAAATGGATAAGGACGAATTGGGAGCCGTTCGCCATGCAATGACGGCAAAAGAGTTGAACGACCTGTATAAGCGTTTGGAAAACTTTATTGCCGATTGCACCCGGTCGGAGGTTGACGCCAACCGGGATGCGCTTAACAAGGTGCAAAGCATGATACACCAAAGAATGATATTAACAAACAAATAAGTAGTAACCGCCGGGGGCAACCCCGGCATAAAAAGAGAGATAAAATGATTATCAAAAAATTAGAGTTGTCGAATTTCCAAGTAATTAAGGAGTTCAACGCAGATTTTGAGGGTAATGTATATTTCATTACCGGGGACAATGAGTTAGGAAAATCCACGCTATTAAAGGCAATCGGGGCGTTGTTGACCGGGAAATTTCGTTATTCTTTTCGCAAAAGTTTTGGATAAGGTCGCAACCGGGTATTCGTCGAGCGAACGGGCGTTTATCCGTGCGGTTGGAATGACAGCGTTTAATATCACAATGCAAAAGTTAATCGACGATGAGAAAGCGAGAAATAACGGCAACGGGGACAATTAACCACGACGGCCGTTTGGTTATGTATATGGGAGAAATAAACGAGTTTTTTGCCGGTTGGAAAGGACAGAGGGTTATAGCTCGTTTTACTATTGCATCGCCCGGGACATCTGAAGCATTGCGTGGCTATTACTTTAATTGTGTTGTCCCAACATTTCGGCGCGCACTTTGGGATACCGGCGATAGAATGACGGAAGAGCAGGCAGAAAGAAAAATGCGAGAATATTCTCCAATAATGCACGAAGAGGTTGCCGACGTAAATACTGGGAAATATACACATATTCTTCGGAGCGTAGCCGAATTATCAAATGCCGAGCTAATTGAGCACATAGAAACTATAAAGCAGATTGCTGCCGAAGAGTTTAACGTGTACATCGAAGACCCAAGAATATTATAGATTATGGATATAAAAGAATTAAAATATCGTCAAAGTTGGACACTGCATCAGAAAATCGACCATAGTCTCGGTGTGATAGACCAATTCGTATCACGTCTAAACGGTAAGGTTTACGTTGGGTTCAGTGGCGGGAAAGACAGTACCGTATTACTTGACTTATGCCGGATTATTAAGCCGGATATTAAGGCCGTTTTTTGCAACACTGGAAATGAATACCCGGATATTGTTAGATTTGTTCGAGAATTGAAAGCGACAGATGGCTACAATATTGAGATTATTTATCCAAAAATAAAGCCTGCACAGGTATTTGATAAGTATGGGTTTCCATTGATAAGTAAAGATGTAAGTGAATGTGTATATGATATTGTGCATTCTACATCTGAATTTCTTGTTAGGCGTAGATTGTTAGGATTAAAAAAGAACGGTGAAAGGAAAAATACAAGTTGCGGAACCATACCACAAAAATGGTTGTTTTTAACAAAAGAAAAATATACGGTTAGTTCATTTTGTTGTAAAAAACTAAAAAAAGAGCCATTTCACAATTACGAAAAAGAAAATAAATTATTCCCAATACTTGGAATAATGGCGTGTGAATCACAAATAAGGGGATTGTTATACATAAGAAATGGAGGGTGCAATGTATTTGCAAAAAATAAAGGGAAAACAAAATCGTTACCTCTATCTATTTGGCTTGAAGATGACATTTGGGCATACATTAGAGAGCGAGGTCTGAAGATTGCAGATATTTACCATAAAGGGGCAAAGAGAACCGGGTGTATGTTCTGCGGTTATGGTTGCCAATTCAAAGATGACAACAGGCTACAACTCTGTTATGACTTATATCCGAAAATGTACAATCATTTTATGAATTATACAAATAATGGCGTGACGTATCGTGAAGCTATGAGAAAGGTTTTAAGAGTAAATGGTCTTTTCCTTCCAGATGAAAGGCCAATGAATCTTTTTGATAAAATATAAAATATGTTTTGCAAGTGCGGAGAAAAATCAAAAATGTATCCTTTGCCAAGTTGGCGAATTATACGTTATAAATATACGCCCTGCGGATATAGCAGAATAGTCTGTAAAAAATGCGGGTGCACATGGATTTCACGAGCGGCGAAATATGTAGAAAAAACACAAAATGATGAAAAGAGATTATTTAATCAATAACCGCGCCGGGCGGGTTCCCGGCAACTAAATAAAAACATTATGAGCGAAAAAAAAGAAAACATGGTACAGGTACCGAGCGAAAAGGCTTTTGCTTTATCAAAAGTGAAAATGTTGAAAGACGGTGGTCTTGATGTGCATTATGAGGTCACCGAAACGGTTGGTAACGAGAGTTATGTGAACAAATATCACGTTGAAAGCGTGAAAGACATTCACCCAGATTTGCGAAATTGTTTCAACCGGTTGCGCCCTATAATGGGCAGAATCTTCAACATTACATCGTTTCTTTCGATGGTTGAGACGGAAGATTTCAAGGCTACAAAATCGCAGCAAGAGAAGGCGAGAGAATTTGCCGATGAGATGCTTAAAAATATAGAGGTTCGCGGCATTTCGTACTCTGGGAAAGATGACAATGTTGGCGTTGTTCTTACCGGTCTTTTTACTGTTTCGAACAACCAAAAAACAGCCATAAATTCGCCCCGACTCAAATACAGTACTGAAACATTCGGTTTTGAAGAAGAGTTGGAAGACATCGCGGCAGACATCGAACGGGAGGTTTACGCGTTTCTTTTCAAGGGTAAAAAGGCGCAATTGGAGTTGTTCGGGGCTGATGGCGAACCCGCACCGGGTTTGAGTGCCGAAAAGGTAGAGGACAACGGATTGTTCCCGAACGTTGACGACCCGGCGGACGAAAACGAGGAAAACGACGAAACCGGGGATATGTAAGGCAATGGAACCGTATTTGCTAACAGACCGGGACGAATACAATTATTGCATCCAAAGGGGGTATAATCCCCTTTTGGATTTGCGTAATTTCCGCATGGATATTCGTTTGAGGGTTGAGATACAACGGGAGTTGTTCGGGCATTGTATTACGGGGCGGGGCGCAAATATCATGGCGGCAAATGAACGCTTTTTCCGTTGGGTTTGGGAGCATAAGCCGCACCGATGCGAGGAATGTTTAAAGCCGTTACGGAATTATTCCGCCGTTTATTGCTCGCATATATTGACCCGTGGAGCGTTTCCCGAAATGGCGCATGATGCAAGAAATATAAATATACTATGTTTTGAACATCATTCATGTTGGGAGAATGGGGATAAAACGAAAATGCGTATATATTCCGGCAATATGAGAATGATTGAATTAATGAAAAATGAGTATGCAAATTTGGAAAGATATTGAGGGTTACAAATGGAGATATAAAAAATGAGAACAAAAAAGAGAACGCCCGATTTTGGGGCAATTTCCCGGTCGTCAATCAAAAAAGACTTTCAGAGGGTACAAAGATACCCCGCCGAGGAAAAACGCCCGCAAATCGAAGAATTGCCAAAAATAAACGCCGAACGTCGCATTATTCATATATCCGAGGTTAGCGGGTACGCCAAATTTGCCCGTTATATTGTTGGTAAATTGGTACGACTGAAAGAAAAAGCGAACGTTGGCGGCAATTCATGGTATTGTGAATTTGTCCATGATGATGATAGAATAGCCCTAAACAAGGCGGCAGGTTGGAGTGAGAATAAAAAACTTTATTTGTTTGATGGAGTTAAATTTAGGTAATATGAAAATAAAAGCAAAAACGGGATTTAAGGTCGTATTTTGGGCCTTTGCTATTTTTACAATCGCTTCATATATTTGGGCGATTGCAAGTTTGATTTTAATCATTAAATACATTTTGTTATGAGTGTCAACAGAGTTGTGTTGCTGGGGAACACAGGAAAAGACCCAGAATTTAAGGAGTTCGACAATGGAGGTTGCGTTGCTCAATTTTCATTAGCAACAACCAAACCCGGTTATAAAACAAAAGACGGGAAAGAGGTGCAAGAGCGCACCGAGTGGCATAATATTGTAGCCCTTAACAATTTGGCGAAAATTTCGCAGCAGTACGTCAAAAAAGGCGATAGGCTGTATATTGAGGGCGAGTTGAGAACACGCAGTTATGAGGATTCAAGCGGCGTTAAACGATACATTACAGAGGTGTATGCAAACAAAATAGAATTGTTGACTCCAAAACCAACAACGCAAGCACCTCCGCCTTCTCCGGAATGTTATAATCAAGAACCTCAACAGGAAGGTGGATTGCCTTTTTAGTGTATGAGAGAGATAAAAATACAAATTCCAAACGATAGCCGGTTAGTAGGGGTTAGAACAGAGGGCAATGTTATAATCGTGTCCTATGAGCCAGCACCTAAATCGGTTATCGTTGGATTTCTGGGCAAAAACAAGAGAGCAAAAACCGATGTAGAAATAATCATTAAAACAAAAAACGATGCAATATCCGAGTAAAGAATACAATCCAGAAAAGCACGATGTTTTTAACGCCTTGACCGTTAAACAGCCTTATGCCGATGATTTAGTTACGGCTTCGAGAAAAGACGAAGATGGAAATATCTATGGTGTGAAATCAATCGAGGTTAGAAGCCGAAATACAACATACCGAGGCGATGTTCTTATATGTTCATCGAGAAACCCGGTGTTACCCAACCTTCAAAGTGGGGTTACATTGGGGCTTGTTGAACTGTATGATGTTAAGCCCGTTTCTGAATTTACCACGGAAGATTGGGAGAACACGCGAATACCTGTTGAAAAAAGAGCAAAAGTAACAAAGGGTTATGGCTGGTTGATGCGAAACCCCAGGCGCGTTATTGAATTTCCAATCAAAGGCCAATTGGGAATCTACAAGATTGTGTACACAAAGGGAGAGATTATAACATACCCCCAAAAAATAGTAATAGACAAAAAGGGGTGGAAGCACATACAAAAGGAGGCAAAAAAATGATTTCCGGGAATTATATACGTGGCAAACATGGTTTGTTCGTAACTGCTTACATTATTCGAAAATCTGAAATATACATTTTGCCTTCGGTTGTATGTAGTCTTACATACAAATACGACAAACGATTCCGTTTGCAATTTCAATTTATAAAACTGGTAGTAACTATTAGTGTTGTAATTCTGCGATGAAAAAAGAAATTATAGGCAACAACGAAAAAGAGTTGTTAGAACTTATACAAAAAGTGACGGGAGATGAAAATATGGTTGTTTCAATTGGTGAAGATTGCATTGTTGTAACGGCATTTTCATCAAGCCCGGAAAGTTTGATTTCAGCAGTAAAAAACTGCGTTGGGAATCGGTTGGTAAAGTTTTATGAAAAATACAGTTATTGCACATTTGTTGTATCCACAGAGGGAGGCCAAAAAATTTCACAGAAAGAAATTTTTCAGATGTTCAATTCGCTTTTTGGCGAAGATGTGCATGTAAGAAACCAGAAACTCAAAGAAGAGGTTTTTGAATATTTCGAAGCGGCAAAAAATTATTGGCTAAACCCGTCCCAAGAGGCATACGATGCAATGATTGACGAGCTTAGCGATACAATGGCCGTTATGCTTCATATCTGTTCAATTCTCGACAAAACCCCGGAGCAACTTTTGTTAATGGCTTATGATAAGGTAAATGGACGATTGAATAATCCAAATTACAAACGAAAACACCCGCATAAAGAGAAAATATTTTGAAATAAAAAGAATAATTTTTATTTTTGCTCTTATGAAATTAAAAGGTCATGCAGGAAATCAATATTTACGAAATAGACGAAAATAATGCGTGTATTTGCGTTTTTATTTGAAATATGATAGAATTATCATTTCAAACACGAAACGTGCTTAAAACAAAAATTTATGGAAAATAACATACAAATAAAATTCGTACCGGTAGAAGACTGCGAATTTAATGAAGGACAGATACCTGGGTGTCCTTCTAACCCAAGAACGAGGGAGGAAGAAAGACAAAAGAAGCTCTCGAACTCTTTAATCTGAATTGCAATGGCAAAGTATAACAAAGAAATCGTCAAAAAAATCTGCGAATACATTCGTGATGGAGATTCGAAGAAATTAGCCAGCAAAAAGGCCGGAATAAGCGAAAGCACATTCCACGAATGGGCGAATACAAAACCCGAGTTTTTGGAGGCTATAAAAAAGGCAAAGGAAGAATTTCAAGCAACTATCACGGGAAAGCTCGAAGCTACGTTGTGGAAGAGGGCAATGGGGTACGAGGTTACCGAGACAGAAACGGAATTTGTCCGAGATAAAGAAGGCAACCAGGTTGTTAAGAGTCAGAAAAAAAAGGTAAAGCACATACAGCCAGACACTGGCGCCTTAATTTTCGCCTTAACCAACGTAGCCCCGGACAAGTGGGTTAACAGGCAGAAAACAGAAATACAGTCAAGAATTGAAACGACTGAAGATTTAAGTGCATTTGAAAATCTGCCCGAAGGTCTTTTGTTTGAGATTGCCGATAAGATTCAACAACAGCAGTATGAAGCAACAAGAGAGAACAAAAGCGAGTAAAAAACAAATTGAAGAGATACACACATGTGGCGAATGTTTATTTGCACAGTGGTATTATACCCCGGGTAATCTGGACACCCGGGGCTCTCCTATTTGTTGCAGATGCAAATATTCAAAGAGGGCGAGAATAAGAAGCGAAAGATGTTGTAGTAACTGGAAAGGTAAAAAATGAACAATAAGGCAATCCAATCAATATTGAAACTTGCGGCGAGAAAGAGGCTAATCAATTTTGCGAGGTATACGCAACCAAATTTCGTCGTGGAGCCTTTTCATGCAATATACTATGAAATTCTCGATAGGTTTGCACACGGTAAGATAAAAAAGTTGATTATTCAACAGCCGCCCCAGCATGGAAAATCGGAGGGGTCGAGTAGGAAATTGCCTGCATTTATTTTGGGCCTTAATCCAGATAAAAAAATATGTATCGGTTCATACGCCTCAACAATCGCGCGCGATTTCAATCGCGATGTTCAAAGAATAATCGACACAAAGAGCTATCGCGAATTATTCCCAAATACATTTCTAAACGGCTCAAACGTCGTAACAATGGCAAACACCTATTTGAGAAATTCCGATGTGATAGAAATGGTTGGGCACAAAGGTAGTTTGCGTGTCGTTGGCCGTGGTGGCTCTCTTACCTCGAAAACCGTCGATATTTCAATTCTCGACGACGTATATAAGGATTACGCCGAAGGTAACAGCCCGATAGTTCGCGAATCTGCGTGGAAATGGTATACAACTGTTGTAAGAACACGTTTGCATAACGATAGTCAAGAATTGATAGTGTTTACACGATGGCATGACGATGATTTGATTGGAAGAATAGAAAAAAGCGGCGAAAAGGTAATCGACGTACATTCATGGTCAGATTTGGAAAATGTAGAAAAGAGTGCTTGGGTAAGAATCAATTTCGAGGCATTGAAAACAGGGCAGCCGACAGAATTAGACCCAAGACAGCCGGGGGAAGCATTATGGGAAAGCCGGCACAGCAGGGAAAAACTCGAAGCACAGAGGGCACTCGACCCTGTACAATTTGAGTGTCTTTACCAAGGTAACCCGGGGTCTGCCGAAGGTAGGTTATATTCTCCTTTCAAAACATGGGTTGAGAAAAGCGAATACGGGCAGTATATAAGAACAGGGGCTTACATAGATGTGGCCGATGAAGGTGATGACCTTCTATTTGCAGCGACATACGAAATTTACAAGTCCGACAATATGGCGTACAATGAAAAGACAAGAAGAATGGAGCCTATATTGTTCGCCCTTATTACCGATATGGAGATGACCGACGAAAATACAGATGTAACAACGGTAACGGTGCCAGCTATGATTAACCGCAACGGAGTACAAAAAGTGTGGGTTGAAAGTAACAACGGAGGCGCAGGCTATGAAAAGGTAATACGAAAGAAAATGCGCGCAATGACAGAGCCGTTTTACCAAGGGGGTAACAAAGAAAGCCGAATAATTACAAACTCCGCAATGGTAAACACGCAGATTGTGATGCCGTTTGGGTGGGAGAATAGATACCCCAAAATATACGAGCATATAACCGGATTTTTGAGAAATTTTTCGGCAAATAGGCATGATGACCCCGAAGATGCGTTAACCGGCATATACGAAAAAGAGATTGCGGACGGGTTTGTTATGCCATACGGACACGAACATAGAGGTGTAAGGAGACGCAATTAGAAAAAAAATTGTTATAAACAAATTTATTCCGATAAAATTTATACTTTTGTATCGAAGGGTTAAGGGAAAGCCCGAAAGTGAAATTATTTTTTAACGTTAAAACAAAAAACTATGATTTGTAAATGCCCGGCGGCAACGGCTTTGCCCGATATTCCCGCCGTAACGTGCCCCGAAAGTTTTGGGCAGATTCAAAAAGTTGCCTTTCAACGATTGATGAAAGACGCGAGTACTAAAAATTTCTTTGACAGTGCCGGAGAGCCGCCCAAAGATATTACGAAACTCGCATCGTGGACGCCTTTGCTCGTAGCATCTGACAGCACGAAAGTAGTAGTATCCCCGTATATCCAAGCACCCACCGCAGAAGCAGGCGCGGCCCGTACCTTCGGAGGAGGAAATGAAACCCCCGACGGCATCGAAGAAGTCATCGGCCGGGATTCCACGCCGTTCACTGGAGTCTTTCGCAAGGTACCGCAATCTATTATCAAAGCGATAAAGGAATTGCAATGCGAAAGCTATGGCGACAATCTGGGTGTGTTCCTGTTCGACAACAACGGAAACATCGGCGCAATCCAAGATGCAACCACGAAAACCAAGTATTACCCAATTCCTATCCGGTCGCTTTTTGTCGGAGATAAGACCCTCGGAGGGTTTGAGGCGCCCGATAACAACGCGATTCAGTGGTCATTCCTGCCCAATTGGTCGGACAATCTGGCTATCGTTACGCCGGAGGATTTCAACCCCTTAACCGACCTTAAAAAGGCGTAAAAGAAAAGATTTATGGCAAAAGAGACAAAGGTAGTGTTAGTATGCCCAAAGCATAACATAACGCGAGAATTTGAGGCCAGCCACGCAGAAAGGATTCTTAGAATGAAAAATAACGGTGGTTGGCAGTTACCGGAAAAAACCAACTTTGAATTTGACGAAAATGGGCTTAGATATAAGAGAAATAAAAAATCGGATAGCGGAGCCCCAGAACAGGGCAGCGATAAGTAAGGCTATATTCCACCAGAATAGGATTCGCTTCCACGCGCAAACCGTTGTAACGCCTTACATAGCACAGCCGTTAACCGACTTTTTGGCTTTTGTTTCTAACCTTATTCCTCACGACAAGTTTAAGATTTTCAAAACATTGTTCCGTTACCCCGTTAAAACCAACGAGGTAACGGGCATTTGTTTTGATAAATTGAGCCGAATTTTCGACGGAAGAAACCCGGCTTTCAACTACCAATTTCTCAATACAGAACAACGAGCTGATTGGGAGTATTACAGACAGAATATTCTGAAGGAGCCGGAAATCTGGAGTACCAAGGGGTGGGAATTTTTCAAAACCGAAATAAACAGTGTTTTGATTGTCGATATGCCGGCCGAGCAGGCTCCAGGCGATAAATATCCAGCGCCGTATTTCTATTGGTTGCCTATTGAAAGCGTCGTATCTTATGATGCTGACAAAACAACCGGGATTATGAACTGGATTATTTTCAAACAACGAGACGATAAAATTGCGGTTATAGATGATGAAAGTTACCGAGTTTTCAAAGTTGAAAGTGGAAATATCGGAACCTTGATTATCGAGAATCATCACGATTTAGGCTATTGCCCGGCTCGTTTCTTTTGGAATGAATCAATAAGCCTTCAGGACCCAGATGTTAAAGCGTCGCCACTATCCAAACAATTAGAGAGCTTGGATTGGTACCTTTTTTATCACATTTCAAAAAGACATCTCGATTTATATGGCGCTTATCCGATTTACTCGGGTTATGAGCAAAGTTGTGATTTCAGTAATGGCCTAAACGGAGATTACTGTGATGGTGGATTTTTGAAAGATAAACAAGGCCACTATAAACTCGATGCTTCCGGCATTCTTATGAGGTGCCCAAAATGTGGAGACAAGAGAATCGCTGGTGTTGGGTCTTTCGTTGAAATTCCTGTTCCAGATGGAGACAAGCAACCGGATTTGAGAAACCCCGTTCAAATGCTGACCGTCGACCGCAATAGTCTTGATTATAATGTTAGCGAAGAAGAGAGATTGCGAACTGATATAATCACGGCCGTTGTAGGGACAAACGAAGAAATAACCACCCGTGATGCGTTGAATGAGCAACAAATACAAGCAAATTTTGAGAGCCAGAGTACAATTCTCAATAGGGTAAAAAAGGGTTTTGAAGAGGCTCAACAGTTTGTTGATGAAACAATTTGTCGATTGCGGTATGGTAGTGATTTTGTGTCGGCTAAAATCAACCTCGGTACAGAGTTCTATTTGTTCGATGTTGAGAAATTGAGAGAACGATACAAAATTGCGAAAGAAACAGGTGCAAGCGAATCAGAGTTGGACATGCTTCAAAATCGCATTCTTGAAACGGAATACAGGAACGACCCCACGCAAATGCAAAGAATGTTGATTTTGGCAGATTTGGAGCCTTACCGGCACATGACGCGCGATGAGGTTATAAATCTGTTTGACAAAAATTTAATTTCGAGAGATGAGTTGCTCGTTAAATTGAATTTTTCTACATTTGTGAAGCGGTTTGAGCGCGAGAATGCTAATATATTAGAGTTCGGCACGCAAATACCGTATACCGAAAAAATAAACAAAATAACTAAAAGATTCAAAGAGTATGCAAGTGAAAACCGACAGCGGGAAGATTAAAGACGTTGATTTGCTTGACGTAACCCCGCAAAATTTCATTGTTCCGAAAGGCGAAGAACATTTGTATCATTGCCGAATCGAGATTAAAAAATTTGACCCGGAGACCGGCGAAAGAAAATCGAAGCCCCGGATTCAGGTTTTTGGCAAAAAGTCTTTTGAGACTTTTGTGCTTCACAATCTCCGAAAACAAGGTTATACCGTTGATGTTTTGCACGACCCCAACGAATGGGTTAAAGCTAAAAAGGCAGAGGCGGAAAAGGCTGCACAGGAGAAAGCGAAAGCAGATGCAGAGGCAAGCGAGAAAGCAAAGCAGGAAGAGCGCGAGAAAATGCGCGCGGAGATTCTCGCCGAACTTGAGGAATCCGGAATGCTGGTGAAAGGAAAAAAGAAAAGCGGAAAAGGTAAAAAGGCCGAGACCAAGCCCGAGACCGTAGAAACGGACGAAGGAACGGAGGCTGAAACCGCCGAAGAGATTGAAGAAAAAGAGTAACAACAAAAAACAAAAAAAATCATGGCACAGATTGCACAACAAGACAATTTGGTTATAACCACCACCACTACGGCCGCCGCGCTTGATGGCCCCACCAAAAGTAAACTCGTTGAATGTATCGAGGGAGGCACGATTTCAGACGTTGTTCTGGTTACTACTGAAGTAGCAAACAAAGTGAATAGTTCGAAGGTTGTAAGTTGGCTTACCGACACTACCGGAGACTCTCCAAAATACACAATCGTAATTGTTAACGCAAATACCGGCGCGCTTGCAAGCATCGCCCTTAACTAAAAAGAAGAAACTATGCTAACGAGAGAAATTTTAATTGCGAATGCGGCATTGTCTACTTTGACCGACGAGCAGATTGCCGCAATTACCAATTTGTCGCAAAACGACGAAAATAGCGTAATTGCAAAAAAAACCGGTGAAATCTACGGTGCCCTCGATGCGGACATTTTGACCGTTTCTGGCATTGCAAAGAATGGCACTGAAAAAACCTACGACTACGCTAAAAGGGTACTTAGTGAGTTGAAGGGTAAAATCGAGACTCTGCCCCAGATGCAAAGCCAGATTGACAGCCTTACGAAAGAAAAAGCGCGCTTGGAAAAAGCAATCGCCGACGGCACGGCTGATGCAGAAACGGCCAAGGCATTGAAACAGGCAAAGGCGGATTTGTCGAGCATCACGTCGCAGTTCAACGAACTTAACACAAAGTATCAAGAAGCAGAAACAAGGCACAGGGCTGAAATTTTTGGCTTGCAGGTAGACAACGAACTGCGCGTTGCTTCCTCTGGTCTCAAATTCAAAGCCGGTTTGCCCGAAACGGTAACACGCGTTATTCTCGGGCAAGCTACCGAAAAGATTAAGGGCATGAACCCCGAAATGATAGACGATGGTAAAGGGGGCAAGATTCTCGCCTTCAAGGGTGAAGATGGCGCGATTATGAGAAACCCCAACAACCAACTGAATCCCTACACCCCCGGCGAGCTTTTGGCGAGCGAACTCGAAAAGATGGGCGTTTTGGACATGGGTAGAAAAGCCGCGGGCGGAGGAACACAATCGCCGAGAGAAGGCGGTTCGGGTGGTTCAACGGTTATTGATATTTCCGGTGCCAGAAATCAAACGGAGGCTTACGATGCAATCGCGAACGCACTCAAAGCACAAGGCATTGCCGCAGGAACAAAAGAATTTCAATCGGCGATGAATCAAGCATGGAAAGACAACAACGTCAAAGCATTACCGACGAGATAACCGGGTCAAGGGTAAACCCCAAATTATAAACCAATAAAAAACAAAAGTTATGAGTTTAGTTGCAACCAGACTGCAAAATTGGCGGGTAGAAAACCCCGAGTTTGATAGAAACATGACCCGCCCGTGCGAATACGGCGCACTCGATTTTTTCATCGAGCAGACCGACGCACAAAATTCTATTATCTCCCCCAACCTTCGCGACCGCGCATTCGAGTCGATTGGTAACACGGTTCAGATTCCCGTTATCAACTACGACGGAGATGTACAGGTTAGCAATGTTCGTTCGTGCGTGATTGCCGACGACGAAAATACCTCGGCGCTGTACACCGTTGTATGGGCTACATACGCAATTGGGTTCACGATGGTGCCCGCTGCATACATGAACAACGAAATCTCCTACGACCACGATTTTATTCGGAAGATGGAGAAGACAATCCGGGCCCTCGCGAATGCTCTCGACCAAGGGGCTGTGGCCGCTCTTGAAGCAGCAAAAACCCAAGTGTTGAAAGATAAGTTGAATTACCAGTTCGCCGGTAATGTTATCGAGGTGCCGACGCAGATGGCTACGGAAATCATGGGCGACATCGACCCGATTATGCGAGCCAACTGTTTCCCGGAAATGATTCACATCGTAGGAAACGCCGGTGTCGATAGCCTCATTCGCAAGCTCGCACAGCATGACGTTTACAATGACGTCAACAAGCGAATGGAGTATGCGAACAAAGTGCTGCACTACACCAATAACGTCGTGAATGAAGCCGGGAAAAACGGTACATTCTTTGCTGTTGCAGATGGTAACGTGGGTGTGCTTACTCGCGTAGACCGCGAAGCATTGCGTCGAACCCGTGCTAATTTCCACGAATGGGACGTTGTTCGCCTGCCCTACATCGACCTGCCCGTAGGTTCGCATTACTACACGTCGGTTGGCGACCAGTCGCAGATTGCCGGAGCGGCAACGCAGGATTTGACCTGTGCTCTGAAAGAGTACTTTGGATTCTCCGTCGATGTTGCGTTCTTGGTGGCTTACAACAGCGACACCGAAACGGTAGCAAACCCGGTAATCAAGGCCGAAATCGCCGCAAGAGCAGAAAATACGCCTCTTGGTATGCCGGTCTACGTTACCAACGACGCCGAGACGCCAATCTACACTCAAACGGTGTAAATTTACATTTCTGCCAATCATGGGGGCGGGGAAAGAACCCCCGTCCCCTTTTTTTATTTACAGAGCCATGTATAGAATAAAAGAAATACAAGATGCGTTATTGCATGTAGTCGGATGGGAGCAGGCTTACAACCCGGCTAAATCAATCGATGAAGAGTTGACCAAAACGGAAAGCGGCCTTTATTTTCAAGGGGCTCACCCTCTTGTAACTCTCGATAGTATGGCGGCGATAATGCCCGATGAATGGAATTTTCAGTACCCAGAATGGAATATGATTTTGCCATACAAAGCCGGGCAAAAAGTACGTCACAACGACATTGTGTGGATTGCAAAAATAGACAATACAGGGCAAGAGCCTACCGCCAGCGATTTCAACAATGATTTCAGCCGTGACGATTATGGTAACCCGTATTGGAAACCATATAACGTCATATCTGATTTTCTTGAAAGATTGACAAGAAATGGGATAGCAACGGCAATACAGACATTTACACAGATTAAACAACTCGAAAAAGAAACGAGAAATCTTTTAGAACGCCGTACATTTTTCGACGGCGCCGGGCGTATACGGGCAACAGTACAAAATTCGCATAAATTAGTAGGGTTTGAAATTGTGCCGGTTCGCGCTATGGGTGTGACGGCAAAAATTGAAAAGATAGGTTTGCAAATGACCGGGGGAACAGGAGTTGTACGAATGTATCTTTTTCATTCTTCACAGATAGACCCGATTAAAACCTTTGATTTGAATTTTACGGTTACAAATGGAGGGTTTCAGTGGTTTGCGATAGATGATTGTTATCTGCCGTATATAAGCGATTCTAACAATGCCGGAGGGTCTTGGTTCTTGTGTTATAATCAAGACGAGTTACCCGCAGGAATGGAGGCAATAAATGTTTCAAAAGACTGGAGCCGTGAGCCTTGCGGAACATGCAACATCGGCTCTATTGAAGCATGGCGAGAAATGACCAAGTATTTACAAGTTTCTCCATTCATGTACAATGCGCCGGAGACATTTGAGGAGTTCCCGGAGTTGTGGGACATCGCAAACACAATTTACACAAATACAAGAAACTACGGGTTGAACTGTGAAATTACGGTAGGCTGCGACCTAACCGATTTTATCATTTCCCAGAGACAAATTTTTCAAACTGTCATACAAAGACAAGTCGCTGCGATTGCATTGAGAACCCTTGCAATGAATCCAGATGTAAGAGTCAATCGTATACAATCGAATGCAACGCGAATGGACATACTATATGAACTCGATGGCAATACGGCAGGCGTTCGACCCGGCGGGTTGGGG